TCAAAGTTCTCTCTAGTTGACCGGATTAGTTGTCGTTCTTTAGTAAGGTTATCTAAACCTACTCGTTCAACAACTCTAAAAAATTCACCATTAGCAGCATGTTTTAAAGCCCTGATAAGTAATGCTTCAGGAGCTTGTGTGACTGCTGTACTAAATAAAGCAAAGCTACTATTACTTTTTCTTTGCCCTGTTAAATCTTGAAAGCTATCTCTATATACTGCTACTACTGGTTTTCTTTTAGCAGGAGGTAATTCAGCTAATTCAACTGATTGTAAATCTAAAATATTAGCAGGTTGTATATCTCTAGTTAAAGCTAAGTCTGTGTTTTTATTTAAGACTGCACAACTAGAAACTGAAATTGCCAATAGGAAGCTGTATAGTAGTCGTATCGCCATTACTGTCTGTTATTACCAAAGTTATAATTTCATCTTCAACACTATATGTAATAGTGTTACCCTCTAAAGTTAGTGTTCCACTTGTACTTGGAGTTTCTCCAAACAAATTTTCTACTAACTGCCTTGATAGTTGTGCATATATTCTAGATTCTAAATTTCTAATAAATCTTGCAAGTGTTGTATTTTCTTTGTCTCTTTTAATCTGGTCTTGTAAAGCTTTTATTTCTTCTTTAATAGACATCTTTCTATTAAACTCTTGATTCTCTATAGTAAGATAATGTGCTGATGTACCTACACCACTAAAGCTAGGATTCTTAAATTGATGTACCATTTCATCAGCTATATTATTTAATGACCAAAACATAATAAGCATAGTCCAAAAGAACATGCAAAATTTACAGTTCCTGTCTGTTTTGTAGCTATTAAATGTTGGTATTAATTTCATTTTAAAATATTCTCGTGTTTACCCAAAAGATAAAAAACATAAGTCCTAACATAAATAATTGCACAAAAGACATAAGTGCAACTATACCTAATTGTTTTTCAGCCCAAGGTTTTAGTTCTTGTTCGTTCCAAATTTCTTGCTCCTCTATTGTGGAGTCTCTATTTTTAAAGTTTAAAGGTACTTGTTGATAGTATTTCATTAATCTTTTCTTTGGTCTTCTCTATCTGCTTTGGCTATTTTATCTATATCTATTAAGTTAGGAACTCCTAACAATGTTTTTAATAATACATCTTGTCTAATACTCTGATTGTCCATTGCTCTAACTCTATCTATAAGAGCAACAATAATACCATATTGACTATCAAGTTTAGTAGAAACTCTTTCTTCCATAGTATCTAAAGATGTTTGTACTTTATCATCTAAGGTATCTAGTTTAGTTTCCATACCATCAATAATTCTATTTATAAGTTTCCATATAAATAAACCTAAACCTAAAGCTGCTGCAATAGGGAAGCCTACTTCACTTATTAATGATACTGCTCCTTCCATTAGTCTTTAGTAGAGTTAGAAGCTCCAAAATAAAAACTAATTACTGCTGATGCTAAACCACCAAGATAACCTAATACTAAGTTTATAAGAGCTTCAGAGTTTTGTTCTGGTGGTTGTAATGTTACTAAGAATATATATCCTAAGAAACCACCTACTGTAGCAATACCCATGATACGAGCTGTCCAGTCTTTACTAAACTTACTTCTTGCATCTTGTTTGTCTTGTGTTTCTAGTTTAAATACATCAACATCAAGCTCTTTCATTTGAACTTCAAAAGCTTGTTCAGCTTTTTTAAGTTTTAGCATTTGTTCAGGTGTCGCTTCTGCTATACCTTTTTCTATTGCTTTAGGATTATTAGGTACACCTAAAACTTCAGCAATCATATTACCAGCCATACCAGCCATAGGACCACCAAGAGCAGTTCCTAATGTTGGAGCTACAGCACCTACTATATTTTTTAATATATTTTTCATATTATTTCTCTAAAGTTAATGTTGTTTCTAACATTGTATTAATAGAATCAAGAACCCATTCTGGTATATCATCTACTATTATATTTTCATATTCAGCTTTTTCTAAATGTAAGCTAATTAAATCTTCATATAAACTTCTAAACTGTTCTCTAGTTATCCAAGGTTCATTACACTTAGTTCTAGCCTTACAGTCTAATTTATATGCTTTATCTAAATCTTTTTCTAAGTAGAGCAGCATTCTAATACTTGTTTTTGTAATTCAATACTTCTTCTACCTACTTGTCCAAACCAACGACTGTCTTCCATTTGTCTAGCCATTTCAGCCCAGTCATATTTACGACAAGCAGCTAACATATTTTTAAATTTAGATAATCTTGTACCACCTAAGTTAAAACACATATTAACTAATACATGTTGAATAACTTCTGGTAATAAATAAAAGGCTTCTTCTGTTCCAAATACATGTATAGTTTCTGCTAAATGTTTTTTAAAGTCATCTTCAAAATACATATTAACAACTTCTTCAGACACTTTAGTTCCTACTTCCCATTTATATTCAGGGTCTTCAGGCTGACAAAGATGTCCAATACCTAAAGTTTTATAGCCTAAACTATCCTCGTATATTTCTAACACTTTACCTTCGTGTCTAGTTATTTCGGCTTTACATTGTTCTATGTTCATAATCCTAACTCCTTCATTTGGTCAGAGTAAGGTTGTCCTGTAAAAGGGTCAACCCTATCTGCTGCTGTTTCTTTAACATCAGTAACTGGAAAATCTTCTGAAACTTTTTCGCCTTCAAAATATTGTTGTCTTACTGGACCTCCGATTGAATATAAAGGTATATAAATTTCTTCTTCTTCTTCTTTAGTTTTTGTTTTTCTAGTCAAACCTGCAGCTTTATCAGCTTCTCTAGCTGCAGCTTTTATTTCTTTATAAGCTTCAGGATTTGTACTTCTTAACAAAGCAATGCCCGGAACTTCATCAACTGCAAAAGTTAATGGACCTGTCCAATCATCAAATATTCTTATTATGTCATCTACTGCAGGACCTGTAAATCTTTGAGTAACAGACCTTATAAAGTTATCATATTCTAAACCTTTTTGAGTTCTATATAATTGTTCAGTTGGTCCTAATAAACCTGTTCTAATTGCAGCATCTAAGACTTCCTCTCCTATATCTTTTTCACCACTTTCAAGTTCTTCTAAATTTTGACCTCCACTTCTAAGAGTATTACCAAACATAGCTATCATTGTCATAGCAGTAACACCTGAAAAAACTTGAGGAGTTCCTACATAGAACTGTTTACTTCTAATATCTTTAGCTACTTCTCTAGCTGCATTTTTTAATACAGTATTACTAAAAGCAGTAGGAAATCCCATTAACCCAAAAGCCCATCTTGTACTCGGCATTGAATGCCATAAAGGTTTTTGATTTGCTGCAGCAGTAGGATTCATAATAACTTCATCTACATATCTTGCAGCACTAGGTAAAAAATTTTCATTATAAAACTCATCAGAAGTTTTACCTCCAGACCGAACCCATTTTTTACCGGCTGTTACATTTATACCTAATTCTTTTAGTTCGTTAGTAAGTCTTATTTTTTGTTTTGGAGAAATAATTTTATTTGTAACAAGTTCATTTAAGTTTTCATATATTTTAGCTTTACCAACATTAAAACTTGTAAGCTGTACAAATCTTGTCCAGTCATGTAATAAATTTAATTTAAAAAATTTATTTTGTGCTTGAGTAGCTCTTCTTCCAAAACCTTGACCAAATAGAGCAAGAGACCTGTCTTCTCCAGCTCTATTCATAGCTCTGTTAAATCTGTTTAATTCTTTTAAAGATTCTGGTCTAGCATCTGCAATATCTTTTTTAACTACATCATTCCACCACATTTTTCTGTAGTCTCCTGCAGTTTCCCAAAGTATTCTTATTCCTCCTTTATCTACACCAGACTCTGTTTTACCTTTTTGAAAAGCTTTTTTACCTGCTCCTCTAACTAAAGGAACTGCAACTTCTGATAAACTGGTTATAGTAGCAAGAGGAAGTAAAGCTAATTGGTTTCCAACAATAGCTAGGTCACTTGCTACTCTACCAAAAATATTATCTGTTTGATTAACTTGACCAGTAGTAACTAAATAAATATCTTCTAATCTTTTATATTCTTCTGATGTAAGTTTTTTACCTTTAGAAGCTAATTCTCTTCTTATAGGATTTATAAATCTTTTTATAAACTCATTTAAGTCTTCTCCTAATCCAGCTTTTCTTTGAATAAAACTAGAAGATTGATGTATATAATCATATAATAAATTTTCAACATTATTATCTAAATAATCTACAATATTATTTTCATCTATATTTTTAAGAGTCCTTTCTTTTGTTAAACCGGGAGTAGCTTTTGGAAATAAAAGACCTTTTCTTGCTTTTCCTTTACCAATAGTTGCTAATTCAGTATAGCTTTTACCAGTTATTTTAGAAGGATTAATTATTTCTTCTAATAACTCTTTAACTTCATTATTAGTTTTTAAACCTTCTTTAGCTTTTAACTCTTTAGTTAATTTACCTTCTATACCTTTGTTTAAATTTTTTATTTCAGCTTTAACTTCTCCATAAGAAAAACTTCTAGGTAAATAATTTTTTATTAATCCAATTTCTAATCCTTCACTTTTAGCATCATTTCTAATTTCAGTCATTAGTTTTTTAATGCCTTGACCAGCTTTTATTATATCATCCGTTGTTTTATCCGTTAAGTTAAAAACTTTTTCTAATTTAATTTGTTTGCCATCAACTGTTACAGTTTTTCTACCTGTTCTTAAATAATAAGCTAGTGCATCATTAACATTGTCTGAAATTCTTTGTCGTTTAAAAAAACTTTGTCTTTCTGCTTTAGGAGTATCTTTAAATGGAATTTTAAAAAATGAATCTCTTGAACCTAATTTAGGAACTCTAACTGTACCTTTAGTTTTTAATGGGTCTAAAATAGCTTTTAATTGCTCACTTCTAAAACCTATTAAGGAGTTGACATCTTCATAAAAACTTCTATTTGAAACTTTTTTAGCTATATTATAATCTTTTGCAGTTATACTTCTAGCTGCATCATATCTAAAATATTTTATAAGTTTG